GTAGCCGCCGCACTTTTTGTTCACTTTCCACAGCTCAAAAAGATCAAATCAGCTCTATGCTTTGTGGTTAGCAACGAATTTATAAAGAAAGATCATTACGTAAAAGATCGTGACAAGTATTTTAAGACCTTTGACCCATTGCTTGATAGACTGACGGGTGCAGAGGATTCAGGGGTATGGAACCCTATATCTGGCCCGTTGTGCCGATATTGCCCTGTAGTACAATGTGAACATAACACTAAGCGTTGAGGATAAAACAATGCCATATGTGAACAAGAAGCGTCCGTACAAAAAAGAGTATGAACAGTATCAAGGATCAGAAGAACAAAAAAAGAACCGCGCTAAGCGCAACGCCGCTAGACGCAAGCTAGAAAAACAAGGTCGTGTTCGCAAAGGCGACGGTAAAGACGTAGACCATAAGAAACCTATATCAAAGGGCGGGGCTAACAATAAAGGTAATCTGCGAGTGAAGAAAGCATCGGCAAACCGTTCGTTCTCTCGTAACAGCGATAGGTCAGTTAAAAAGAATGGAAGTCGTAGAAAATAAAGTTTTAACATTACGAACACGTAATCCACAAGCTATTACAGACGTAATAAAAAAGAGCGCGATCTTAGAAGAAGAGGACGGCATATATAAAGTAGCTATTAAATGGGGTTTGGACGAAATGCAGACCCTTGCTACCTTACCATTCAAAAAGCCGCCATCTACCATCAACCGCGATTACAAATGGACAGGTAAATTTACGCCGTTCGATCATCAAAAAGAAACTGCATCGTTTTTATCGCTACACAAAAAAGCGTTCTGCTTTAATGAACAAGGCACAGGTAAGACAGCATCTGTGATATGGGCCGCTGATTATCTGATGAAACAAAAACGCATAAACCGTGTTCTTGTAATTTGTCCGTTATCTATTATGAAATCGGCATGGCAACAAGACCTGTTTAAGTTTGCTATGCACCGTAGCTGTTCTGTCGCACACGGTGATAAACGTGCGCGTAAAAAAATTATTGAGGCAGGTGCAGAATTTGTGATTATAAACTTTGATGGGCTCGCTGTTGTTAAAGAAGAAATAATGGCTGGTGGTTTTGACATGATTGTAGTTGATGAGGCTAATGCCTACAAAAACCCGCAAACTAACCGTTGGAAAATACTGTTCAATGTAATGAGAGACACAGAGTGGTTGTGGATGTTGACAGGCACACCAGCGGCGCAGTCTCCACTAGATGCGTATGGTCTGGCTAAACTAGTAAATCCAAACTACTGCCCTAAGTTTTACAGTCATTTTCGTGACGCTGTTATGTATAAAGTTACGCGGTTCAAGTGGGTGCCTAAGCCTAAAGCACAGGGGTATATACATAAGCTATTACAGCCCGCTATACGATTTGAAAAAGATCAATGCCTCGACCTACCTGAAGTTACACATGTAGAACGTGAAGCGCCGTTAACTAAGCAACAAGCAAAATATTATAAAGAACTCAAAGAAGAGATGATGCTTGAAGCGGCTGGAGAGCAAGTAACCGCTGTTAACGCGGCAACTGCTATAAACAAACTGTTACAAGTGTCTGGGGGGTGTGTATACACAGATACCCGCGAGGTTATAGAGTTTGATGTATCTAACCGCCTAAAAGTTATTGAGGAAGTAATCAATGAGTCATCACACAAAGTGCTTGTCTTCGTTCCCTTTACGCACACGATTGAGTTACTACGCGATCATTTGGAGAATAAAGGTTATTCGTGTGGCGTTATTAACGGCAAAGTTTCTGTCAACAAGCGCACTGATATTGTTCAAAATTTTCAAGAACAGCCCGCGCCTCGTGTACTTATTATACAACCGCAAGCCGCGTCGCATGGACTCACTCTAACAGCGGCAAACACAATTATCTGGTACGCACCAGTGACCAGTGTTGAAACTTATCTGCAAGCCAATGCACGTATTGACCGCCCCGGACAAAAGAATGCTATGACGATTGTACATGTTAAAGGAAGTCCAACAGAAGAACGACTATACAACATGCTTCAGAATAATATTAATAACCATGAAAAAATCATTGATCTATACAGACAAGAATTAAGTTCTTGACAAAGTCAAAAACAATACTATAGTTACAAATAGAGTCAACTAAAGAGGTAATAACTATGGAGACAAGTGACAAACTTGTATCAGTGTACATCAAGATTCGTGATGCGATTCGTAAAAAAGAAGACGAACACAAAGAAGAGATGGCTACGCTTAAAGAACAGCTAGAAGCCGTATCTCAAGCGCTGTTAGATATATGCGAGAAAAACAAGCAAGACGGATTTCGCACTAGTTTTGGAACAGTCTCTCGCAAAGTTACATCTCGCTTCTGGACTAGTGATTGGGAAGCTATGTACAAGATGATTAAAGAGCATGACGCTCCGCATCTGCTTGAACAAAGAATCCACAACAACAACATGAAGGAATTCCTTGAGAAAAACCCTGATGTATTACCAGCAGGGCTTCAAGCTAATCGCAAGTTTACCGTGCAAGTACGTAGACCTACAGGTAAATAGTATGGAGCGTATTGAAGTAGACAGCTTAGCGGAGCTAATTATTGTAGCAGTGTCACCTCTGGGTCGCAGGTATTATGCAAATGCTTATAACCCAGAGAACCCGACAGCACCTACATGTATATCATCTGATACGGTAGCGCCCGACAAAGGCGCAAAAGAACCGAAGTCCAAACGGTGTATAGACTGTATGCAAAGCATTATGAATTACAGCATCGGTGGCGTGCCTTGTAGGTTCTTTCAGCAACTTGCAGTTATTAAAGAAGGCGCATTGGATAAGGTGTATACATTACATCTACCAGCACTTTCGATTTTTGGTAAACCTCAATATGGCGAAATGGCGTTTCAGGCTTATCAAAAATATCTAGCAGGGCACTCCACAGAAATTTGCACGCTAGTAACTACAGTGTACCAAGACTCAAAGTCCACCATACCCAAGTATTTTTTCAAGCCATCGAGACCGTTGAGCTTGGAAGAAACAGAGCAAGTAAAACAGATTCTGGAATCAGATGACGTAGAGCAAGCTCTTTTGTTTAATCGCGCATTTAACGCGCACCCAACGTTTAAAGTAGTAGAAGGGTTTACCCTCTCTGCTGACGACGCAAATAGCCCTAGAGGATTTTAATTATGGCAAAAACAGAAAATTTAGACCTCATCATCAATAACGCTGTGGCGTTATACCCACGTATTGATCGTACTTATAGATTCGATAATACGGAAAATCGCTCAGTGCCTTGTGATCCTTTGGACGACGGCGCTGAATATTCAATGAGATTCAAAGTGTCAAAAACACAAGCAAAGGAAATATGTGATCGGATGAAGGCTGTCTATGCGGAAGCTAAAAAAGAGAACTGGCCTGAGTTTAAAAACCCCTTCAAAAAAGAAGAGGACGGTACATGGTCATATAAAACTACTCTTAAAGGCGCATACGATGGGCAAAAGACTAGAAAACCTTCGCAGTGTGATGCGAAAACTAAACCGTTGCCAGACGACTTTCAGTTGACTACAGATAGTGTGATAAATATAGCTGTGCAACTTGTGCCTTATTCAACAGCGCTTGCTAATGGTGTCAGCTTGCGTTTACGTGGCGTGCAGGTAATTGAGCTTGCAGAGCGTAAAGAACGCAGTCCCTTTCAAGTTATGGACGGCTTTGAAGTTAACGAAAGCAATCCTTTTATGCCCGTAGGAGCATCTGCTGAAGTTGATGAATTTGATGAACCTGAAGAAGAGCCAGCACCAAAAAAACGTGCGGCTAAAAAGCCTGAACCAAAGCCTGAGTCTAATGACCTTGCTGATGTGTTAGAAGCATGGGGCGATGAAGACGAATGAGCTATGGCTACAGCAGTAGGCTTATCGAGCAAAATAAAAAAGCCGATGACACTTTGCTGGGCGTGCAACTGGGTCGGGTTTGCATTCAACGTGATGTACCCGTCTCAGATGTAGCGTCTCATTTAGGAGTCACAAGGCAGACGATATACAACTGGTTCTGTGGGGTTAACTCCCCACGAGCCGAGTCAGAAAAAATAAAAGAAATAATAAGCTCACTAGCCGCTGATAAATAAAACTTACACAGCAAGGGATTTAGGGATGACATTCGACCTACTAGACGCGGTGCAACCTAAAAATGGTTGGTTCTGCGTTGTCGGCATCAGAGGAAGTAGTGTTGTACAAAAGCTTGTACAAACCCGTGAAGAAGTGGATACGCAGGTTGAGCAGTTTGTTGCTGACAAGCGTAATGCTTTTTTTGCGGTGGCTAAATTTAAGACGAATGCAGACAGAAAAAAAGATAACGTACAATCGTTGAAAGCCTTTTGGCTTGATATAGACTGTGGCCCTACAAAATCGGAGGTAAATGAAAAAACAGGCCGTCCTGACGGCTACGCCACACAAAAAGAAGGTTTGTCTGCATTGCAAGGCTTTTGCAAACTTGTTGGACTACCTAGACCTATCCTCGTTAACTCAGGTCGCGGTATACACGTGTACTGGGCGTTAACCGAAGAAATAACACGTGAACAGTGGGAGCCTGTAGCCACTCGGCTACGCGAGTTGTGCTTTACGCATGAGTTACATGTAGACCCTGCGGTATTTGAGGTAGCTCGTATACTTAGGGTACCGTTAACTCACAACTATAAAGACAATACACCTAAGCCAGTAACTGTAATATCACAATCTAATCCTATAGATTTCAATGAATTACGCGGCATACTTGGCGTAGAAGATAAAATTGAAGAAGTTAGTTGGGAAGCTACCGCACTTAGTCAGCCGTTATTTGAAGCTACATACAATAGCTTTCAAAAAATTATGTTGCGAAGTGTGGAAGGTAATGGATGTCCTCAACTTTTATCTTGCTATCAAGAACGTGAAACACTACCAGAACCTAGGTGGTTCAATGCTTTGTCTGTTGCAAAGTTCTGCGTAGATAAAGATAAAGCTATACATAAACTATCTGCTGACCATCCAGACTACGATGCACACGCAGTAGAACACAAAATAAAACATATACTTGGACCACATACTTGTAGTGAGTTTGATAAATGTAATCCAAATGGTTGTAAAGGTTGCACTTTTAAAGGTAAGATTAAAAGCCCTATCGTTTTAGGTAAAGAAATAGAACGCGCTACTAAAGCAGACAATCAAATAGAAATAGAAGACGATGGAGTCAAAGAGGTATATCAAATACCTGAATACCCATTTCCATTCTTTCGTGGCAAAGGCGGCGGTGTGTGGTGGCAACCTCCTGCATCAGAAGAAGCGGAGCCCATACAAATATATGAGCATGATATTTATGTGCTGAAACGAATGGTAGACCCTGACGAAAGAGTGGGTGATGTAGCAGTTATAAAATTTCACACACCATTAGATGGCGTTAAAGAATTTATTGTGCCGAATATGGATTTGACCGTACCGGCGGAAGTGAAGAAGCTACTAGCATCGTATGGCGTGCTATGTAGCAATGACAAGAAAAGTCTGTTGCTAAGCCAATACATTATTGCATCTGTGCGTGAGCTACAGACACGAAGAAAGGCAGAAAAAATGAGGTCAGCATTTGGTTGGGCTGATAACGACAGTAAGTATGTTATTGGCGACAGAGAAGTAACCCCCGATGGCATATTCCATAGTCCTCCTTCTAATATGACCAGTCAGTTTGTTCAGCACATGCAGAAAGCTGGCACGTTAGAAAAATGGAAGGAGATCTTTAGCATTTTTGGTAGGGAAGGAATGGAACCGCAAGCGTTTGCTACGCTATCTACGTTTGGTTCGGCTTTGTTCAAATACACTGGTCAACAAGGCGCACTTATTAGTCTGGTAACAGAGGGCTCTGGCACAGGTAAATCTACATCGTTATATATGCAGAACAGTGTGTGGGGTAGCCCTGTTGAGCTTACAGGTATTGCGGCAGATACAACAAACGCTAAGTTTATGCGGTTGGGTATACATAAAAACTTACCAGTTACATTTGATGAGCTGACTGAATCTCCAGCAGAGGAAGTATCTCAGCTTGCCTATGGCATTTCACAAGGTAAGTGGAAAGATAGGGTGGCCTCACAAGCTAACGCTCTGCGTAAGAACCTAACGAACTGGTGTACGATTGTAACTACATCTTCTAACAGCTCTATGTATGAAAAATTAGCGGCTGTGAAGAACCGTCCTGATGGCGAGATGATGCGTATTCTTGAATACAGAGTTAAAACCAACTCAGAATTTGAGGCTGATCTTGATTTAAAGTACATGCTGGATATAGAACTAAAGCAGAACTACGGACACGCTGGCGAGATTTATGCAGAAGAATTAGTTAAGAATCTTGAACAGTGGAAAGATAAGCTACGTGAATGGCACGAAAAGATTGACCGCGATCATAAGATTGCACAAAAAGAACGTTTTTGGTCGGCTGTAATTGCCGCAAATCTAACAGGTGGGTACATAGCAAGACGACTAGGGCTATTAGACTGGGACTTAGCGCGTATATATAAGTGGGCTACTATGGTTATGCTCCCAGAACTACGTGAAGAAGTTAGCGCACCAGTGGATAACACAGTCGCAATAGTCGGAGACTACATTAACCGTAAGATTCAGCACACGTTAGTTGTTAACGAAAAGTTAGATTCTCGATCAAATATGCCCTCAGTGCCAATTATGGAGCCACGCGGTAACCTTTTCATACGCTACGAGCCCGACACCAAGCTGATGTATATATCAGCAAAAGATTTTAAAGAAGATTGTGTTAAATACCGCACAAACTACAAACAAACGCTAAAAGAACTTACAAAAAAGGGAATTCTTGTAAACACAACTAACAAGCGTATGTCTAAAGGTATGAAAATTAACGCGCCACCTACACGGGCATTGGTATTGGATTGTGATAACAGCGAGTTCTTTGATATAGATAATGTATTTGCTGTAGAGGGGTCAACGGATGCTGGTGGAGAAAGTTGATTACGATATCAACTGGAGAAATTTTAAGCGGGGGTGTTCATTTTTTATCCCCTGTTTAGATCCAAAAACCGCTAGACGAGAAATAAAACAGGTTACAGACCGTTTTAAGTACAAAATATTAACAAAAGTCGTTATCGAAGAAGGGGTTAGGGGTTTACGTATATGGCGACTTTAGTATACAGTTAGGGCACGAATACAAACGCAGTATTTACTGTTACTTATTCGTGATTACCTCTTGGGTTGACTCCCTTTGCTGTACCCCGCCTCGTGCGGGGTCTTTTTTAGTAAAAGTCATACTCCATACGGCTCATCCTAATAGCCTCACGCATCAACGGACTGATAGACACCCCGTCAAACATTTCTTGTGAAGATCTAACGTGCTGTTTCACTGAGCGCTGAATAGCTTTTGGATCAATCATTGCGTAGGGATGCTCAAGGTTAAACTCAATAATCTTGTCCATTGTGTCTATTACAGCATCAGCGTCTGCATGTCGTATTCCTACGTAGTATTGCTTCAATAGCTTTGTACGTTCGGTAGTCACCGCCTTTTCTACACGTTTATCACGCAGGTTGCGCTCTTGGCGTGCGATGTACTCAGCAGGTGGGAAGCCAAAAAACTGAGCAGTCAGATCACCAGCAGTCATATCTGTATAGATTGGGTCGCCCCGACGAGTATAAATACCGTCATCTTGTTGATAACGCCCTATTGGAGATACCTTGTATGCGTTTGTAACAGCGGCGGGCAATAAATTTTCAATGCCACGTTGAACTTCACCAGTTGCTATGTCAGATACCCCACGTGCAAACCGTTTACCTGTGCTTAACGCTGGGCCACCAAGGTAGAACAATATGTTTTCTTCAGGCGAAGCGTTAAGGTTATATCGGTTTTCTTGAAGCACTAAGTTGTTTAGACGTACGCGACTAGCTACATCAAGTCCAGTAAACTCGTTAATCGGACCTTTAAAGTATAGTTCACCAACATACTTACGCACTGCTGTATCGAAATCATCTTCATCGTCATCCGCATACAGATCGTACATCATCTGCACCATGCCATAGATAGGCATACCGTATATGCCAGCAAACAATACTGCACTGCCGTGCAAACCAACTAACTGACGCAGTGCAATGTTGCGCTTACGCTTAGACTCTGCATCTGCTCCGGGGTACATACCCTTAACAAAGTCTCTCGCGGCTTGGAACATGGTGGTATACATCCGCACACCGTAGCCCTTATACATCAAGGCTACACGACCTACATTTTGCTGAGCGTAGCGCATGCCAGTTTCAAGCACGGTGCCACCGTTGGTGCGTTGAGCCTCTTTCACAGAATGCTCAGTAGCTTTTTGCCGCAAAATGCTCTCTGGTAGTTTCTTGTCTTCAGGACGTTTGTTGTTTAACTCGCGCTGGCGATCTAGCTCAAGCTGATAAATAGCCATTAATGTAACCTGACGGTTGTAGCGTTCCGCGTGGTTAAACATAAAAGCTGAACCAGTGGTGAT